GTTATTATGGAAGTTAAAAAACGAAGAATTATTAATATTGCAGAATTATGTGAAAAAGATATAAGAGAGATTTTAAAGAAGCTGAATAGATCTAAGTATTACGAGCATGCCGCCCACATCTTATCACGACTTAATGGGAATCCACCACCAACAATCACACCTGCCATTGAAGAAAAGATTAGAACTATGTTTCAAGAAATACAAGCGCCATTCTTATTATATTGTCCCGATGAGCGTACTAATTTTCTATCTTATTCTTATATACTCTTCAAATTTTTTGAATTATTGGAATTAGATGAATATAAAGTATATTTCCCTTTACTAAAATCAAGAGATAGATTAATTGCTCATGACCAAATATGGAAAAAAATTTGTGATTATTTGAGATGGGAATTTATTCAGAGTGTTTAATGAGTAACAGTTACTCCTGCAAAACGAGAAGTATTAAGTACACGAAAACGATCATCTAAATAATAATAGATAATATACTCTTCACGTCCTGAAGAATCACGAGTAGTGTGATTATGAATTATAGCAAGATGTTTGTCTGTAATACAGACTTTATCACCATCTAGAAGATATTGGCCATCTACTTCAATTTCAGAATATGAAAGACCTTTCTGTTTGATCTGGTTCGTCTTTGGCATCTTACTGGCTAAGAGGTTAATAAAAATTAATCCGTTTTTCGTCTTAAATATATATTATACGCTAAAAAGATTCCAAAGAAATTTTTAGAAAATACATCTAATATATTATAACCAGTATTTTTAATTGTATAACTCATAACAGCAAATACGCCATATAAAGACCATGTAAAAGCAAACCAATAAAATAACCCATTTTTATAAATATCTTCTGATGTTTGTAAAAATGTATCTTTAATATATTTAAAATTTAGAATAAATGGAATAAATCCTAATGTTGTAGATACATATGGATTTAATAAACCAATTTCACCAATAAAACCAAATAATAACATTGCAGCATTTAAGAAAACTATTTTTAATATAGAACTTTGATGATTAGATATAAAATCATTTAATCTAAATGGTTCATTTCTATTATGCTTTAAAAATGCAGATAATGTAATTAACATTAAAGGTGTAGTAATTGACCAATCTAAATAACGAAAAGATGTAATATTACGAGTTTTTTTATTAAAATAATAAATTAACCAAATATAAAATATAAATTCAATAATTTGAACAAAAAATTCAACTTTTATTAAATCTTTTAAAATTTCATCTTCTGAATTTACTTCTATATTTATAGCTAAATAATCAATTATTCCAATTAAAAATTGAATACCTAATGAAATTAAACCACTGATATATATCATCCTACATTATACTACATAAATTATTTATTTAGTTTTTAAGACCAATCAATATTAAAATATACCCATTTATAGGCATAAGGTTCTTCAATTTGATTTTCAATTGAAGTTATTTGTCGTCCATCAAGAAGTTCATATTGATATACTAATTCAACTTTAGAATCAGGAAAACATGTTGTAAGTCTAGATTTAATATCATCTATATTTTCAATATATATAGAATCTACAGGTCTAGAATAATATAAAGGATGATATTTATAAGATGTTTTAGTTGAATTTTGTGCTTGTTGAATTACACAAGATCTAATACCTTCAACAAATCTATTAAGTTCTTGATCAAGAATTTGTTTATCAACAATAGATTTTAATTCTTGAAGTTCTTTTTTGGTTATAGGTTTGAGTGCCATTAATAAGAATAAAATTTATTCTAGTATTATTCGTTTTCTACAACTTTCTTGAAAGATTAATTTCTTTGGTGATTCAAGTTTATATTTACCAAACCATCTTGAAACTCCTCTTCCAAATTCTTCTATGGATGTATATGTATTATATTTTCGTGGATTTCCAAAGAAATAATGAATTTCATACATTAATTGCTTTTTTTGTTTTATTAAGTCTACCATTCTTTACTTAAAAAAAATTCAATAAAAAATCCATTTTTAATTTAACATGCTTTCTTACAAGAACATATTATACATGCACAACATGTCAATATAAGCATAGAACCTAATATAGCTGCCACATATATATCTGGTGTAATTCCTTGAGAGGATGTAGTATTTACTAATCCTCTTAAAGCTGGTGTTGTTATATTAAACTGTAGTATCATTTATGGTAATAAATTACTTATAAAATAATTCCGTTTTTTAACGACGGAATACATATTTGTGGGTTAGTAGATGTACTACGGCAAATACGGCAGAATGGACTAGAAGAACAGTTTGATGAGAACCACCAGGAGGTAGAGTGAGGACGACGCCAGGAACTAGAAGATAAAAAGTTAACGCAGTAACTAAAAGATACGCCCACATTTTTTATATTTTATCTACGAGATTTTTTTTTAAGCGTTCGATTTCTCTTTCCACCTTTTTCTTTACATTTAGCAATTATTTGTCCTACAGTACAACCCATTTCAGTACAATATCTTGATTCTATATCTTCTACATTCCCAAGTTCCATCTCGGATTCTTTTTCAAATCCATAAGTTCTAGTATAATATCTTTCTAAATTTCTTTGCGTAGAACGTCTTAATTCTTCAAACTTATCAAATTCTTTTTCACCTGGTTTTCCAGTTGTTAATATTCTTTCTCTTTCTTTATCATCTATAAGAGTTCGTCCATATTCGGATACAGCTGTTAATTTTACTTCTGTTTCATCTTTTAAATATTGTAAATTAAAGCAAAAATCCATATATTTGTACAAAACAGGGTCTTTATTATTAAAAGGAATATAAGGAAATATTTCTTTATATCCGTCATAACCTTTATATTTTTTTAAACTTTCAAAAGTTTTACAAAACATTTTTCTACCTAATCCTTTCGTAAGTTCACTACATTTGAATGTATCAACTATTATAAAGAGTTCTTTATTACCAGGATTTGAAATAGGATTAACAACAACTAATGTCATTTCTAAATTACATTTGAAATATTCGTTTAAAAATCTATCTTTATCACCAAATGTTCTTAATTCTTTTGGAAAAAAATCTGATTTAAGACTTTCATTTCCAAATAAATATACTTGTTTTGTTTCTATATCTTTACTTATTTTTTTCCCTTCTTTTAATCCATAACAAACTTTAACTAATAATCTAGATTCCCTAAATTTATTATTATCAACTAATCTATCTTCTAAATTATCTTGAATTAAGATTACAAAATCATTAGATTCTACTACTGGTGGTGGTAATGGTGGTAATGGTGGTTCCACTGCCACTGCTACTGGAGGTTGAGACTTTGTATTTCCCATTATTAATCTAACTCTAATAATTCTTCTTGAGAATATGTACCTTGAGTTCTATATATAAAAATTCCCCAAAAACAACATACAATAACTAATATAAATATTACAGCTCCTGCGATTAATGTAGCTATATCTTCATCCATTATTTAGTTTTAGGTGTTTGTCCGTAAATTATTCCTCTTTCACATCCACCAGGAGGACAATTAGGAACACAATTATCAACATTAGCATTAGTAGGTAAATGTGTTACAGGACATCCAGCACCGTGATTACCAAATCGTTCACGGATTTTTGTCCAATAATACCACATTACTAATGACGACGTACCTGCAAATAATAGAGAATGAACAAGTAAAGAAGTTTTAAATGATGATTTAGCAGGAAGTCTTAGTAATACACCAGGAACAAATGCATAAAATAATACTGCTGATAATAGAAAACTTACAACATCCATTTATATTTACATAAACTTTTTCTTTATCCGATAACGATTCTTTTTTAAAGTTTTAGATTTACCAAAATTACGCATAGTATATCTCATTCTTATAAATCAGGTTGAATATTTTTACTCGGACATGATGAACAACCTTTTCCATCAGCAACTTTTATTTTAGCGTAATTTGTTGCAATAAATAAGACAATAGCTAGTGTACCTAAACCAATCCATAACCAATCCATTTTATTTTTATAGTAAGAGTTTTCATATTAAGAACTTAACATATGTAATGGGTATACCTTTTTATTTTGCTACATTAATTAAAACACATGGTGGAATAGTAAGATCTTTAAAAGGAAAACATCAAACTGATATTTTATGTTTTGATTTTAATTGTTTGATTCATAGATACTTAGATGAAGATAATCCAATTGAATCTATCTTAAAAGCATTTGAAATGATTTTAAATGATTATTGTCAAGCAAAAATTATTTATGTTGCTTTTGATGGATTAGTTCCATATGCTAAAATAGTTCAACAACGTTATCGTCGTATGTGTCAAAAAGAAGTTTCTGGGAATTTTGATAGAAATCAAATATCTCCAGGAACACCATATATGCTAGAATTAGAACAAGCTATGAAATCAAGATTTCCTCAAATTATTATATCAGGAACACAAGAACCGGGTGAAGGTGAACATAAAATTATTCAATTTCTTAAACAAAAAAATAAATCTATAACTATTTATGGATTAGATGCAGATTTAATTTTAATTTGTCTTCAACATCATAAATTATCATTACCTAATGGTATGTTTCTTCTCAGAGAAAGTTCTGAAATGGGCGAAAAAGAAGAATTCGCTATTATGGATATATGGAAATTATTTGGAACATTACCCATGGATATTTATCAATATATTGCTTTGTCTATAATGTGTTTTGGTAATGATTTTATGCCTAGTCTAGGTATATTTTCATTAAGAGAAGATGGATATAATCGTGCATTACAATTCTATGAAAAATCTAAAAAACCTAATCTTTTAACAATTGAAGGAAGAAAAGTTTTTTTGAATTATGCTGCATTAGAAGAACAAAGAATTTTAAAAGAAAGAATTTTATTACGTAGAAGACCTGAAGAAAAATATATTCTTGGAAAAGACAATTTATTTAATAAAAAATATTATTTACATGTTTTAGATGGTGTAATAAATCCTGAAAAAGTAGTTGAAGCATATTGGAAAACATTTAGTTGGACTTTAGAATATTTTACTAAAAGTTCACCACCAAATTGGGATTGGTATTATCCTTATTCTGATGCTCCTTTAATTATAGATATTATTAAATTTCCTCAATCATTAAGTTTAGATAGAAAACCTTTGAATTTTACAATTGTAAATCAATTACAATTTATTTTGCCTAAAACTTCTTTAAGAAAGGCAAAAAAATTAGTTAAATTTCATGATGAAACTTATATAGATACAAGAAATCCATGGATGAAAAAATTTGATTGGGAAATGAAACCTAGAATTTCTTTACCATGGAATCCTACATGTTCCCTAACTTCAATTTCCCCCCTGAAAATCTAAATCCTACATTAGATAAAGAACCTTTAAACATTGAAGGTAATCCAATTGTAGCTTTTGTTAACATAGATTTTTTATCTATATCAAATAAAACATCCGTTTCAGGAAATTTTAAAGAATCTATATTTGTTTCTCTTAATGACCAATATTGATTATTGATTTTTTGGACTTCCTTTGCATAGTTCATTCGTAATCTTCCCTCACCACTTAATTCACGAGACCAATTACCTATTAAATAATTTATATATGCTTGCCGAAACATAGTTAAAGAATTATTTTTTGTATTAGATTTTATAGTTTCAATACATTCATTAACTGTTCTGATTAAAGGTTTATCTAATTTTTTATTTACTGTATTATGTGCTCTTGCAATAAAAACAAATAAATCATATTTACTTGCATTCCATGATGGAAACAATCGTATATAACTTTGAAATATTGATTTGAAATGTGTTTGACAAAAAGGACATGTAATCGATTCTGTAAAATTATTCATATAACTTATTAAAATTTGTTTATCTTCTTTAGAAGGATTAACGGGATAATTTAACGATATTGAATGCAATGTCATCCACCCTAATGGACCCCAGTATTTAGTCATCTTAATATTAAGAAGAAGAAACAAATCCAGCAACAATAGCATTTTCTACAACATCTTTTTTGAGATCTTGAGGAATATTTTTCATTTTTAGTTCTTTAATTTTTTCATCAACTTCTTCAGGTTTTAAATCTTTAACTTTTTTAGGTTTTAAATTAAGCCTCATTGTAAATTTACGAGAACCTTTTTTACGGGGCGGAGCTTTAGCAGGATCTTTAACGGGGACGATTTTTTTTGTTTTTAAGCTTGACTTTGGATATGTCTTAGGTGTTTTCTTTAATTCAGGTTTTCTAGATTCTTCAGAAATAGGAGCTTTAGTAATTTTAATCATCTTCTTATTTAAAAACGAATAGAATAGATTTACGGATTAAACTTTTAATATTACTACCAATGGACTGGAATGCGATCACAACATATTTCGAAAAAGATGGTGTATCTAAACTTGTAGAGCACCAACTTGAATCATTCGAAGATTTTATTCGTAATAAAATTCCTTTGATTGTTATTTCTACTGCTCCTATTGTTGTTTGGCATGAACAAGACCCTGAAACTAAAAAATATAAATATGAACTTCGTCTAACATTTGATAATGTAAGTTATATGAAACCTAGAATTCAAGAAGCTTCTGGAAGAATCAAACCTATGTTTCCTCAAGATGCTCGTGTTCGTAATTTTACATATTCCGCACAAATGTTTGTAGATGTAAAATTTACTGCTCGTGTATATCATTCTCCATCATTTGTAGAATATGATGAACATGTAAAAGTATTTGAAGGTGTTTCATTAGGTAAAATTCCTGTTATGCTTGGATCATCTTTGTGTATCATGAAAGATTATCCTATGACGAAAGAAGAGATTGGTGAATGTCAATATGATCCATTTGGATACTTTATTATTCATGGATCTGAAAGAACTATTCTATCACAAGAAAAAGTTGCTGATAATCGTATTATGATTTTCCATAATAAGAAGAATGGTGCTAAATATACTTATTCTGCTGAAATGAAATCTTTACACGAATCATTTACAACTCCACCTAAAAAACTAGAAATTCGTATGAGTGCAAAATTTAATGGATTTGGTTATCCTTTAACTATCTGTGTTCCACGATTCCGTGAAGATATTCCTTTGATTGTTATGTTCCGTGCTCTTGGTATGGAATGTGATGAAGATATTGTAAATCTAATTTGGCCTAAGGATACAGATGAAAAAATTGTTAATTTACTTGCGGCTTCATTTAAAGAATCTGCTGATATTGGTATTTATACTCGTGATGATGCAATTAATTATCTAGTTCATCATATGCAATATGGAACTACATCAGAAGATAAAAAATCATATGTAAAATCTCTTCTTGATTCTGAATATTTACCTCATGTAAAATTTGGTAATGATAAATCTCCTCGTGAAACTTTGGAAGCGCGTAAAGTTTACTTAACTTCACTAATGATTCGTAAACTTATTATGACTGAACAAGGTTATCAACATATTGATGATCGCGATGCTTATCCAAATAAACGTATTGTTAGTACTGGATCTTTGCTAACACATTTATTTCGTCAACTATTTCAAAAAGTATGTAAAGATATTCGTAGTAAATTCGTTCATGAAGTTAATAATGATAATTGGAAAAAAGGAGTTGTTCGTCCACTAGAAATTCTAAATGTAAACAATCTATATAAAATCCTGAAAGTTTCTACAATTGAAGGTAAATTAAAACAAGCACTTGCTACAGGTAATTTCACAGTTCAAGGTTTAGGAACAACTTCTACTATGTCTAATGCAACTAAAGTTGGTGTTTCTCAAGTTTTGAATAGGTTATCATATTCAGCAACAATCAGTCATTTACGACGAATTCAAACTCCTGTTGAAAAATCAGGTAAGTTACTAGCACCTCGTAAATTACATGGAAGTTCATGGGGATATGTATGTCCTGTAGAAACACCTGAAGGTCATTCAGTTGGTATTGTTAAATCTATTTGTATGCTTTCAGCTATTAGTCAACATACACCTTCTCTTGTAATTCTTGATATTCTAAAATCATTTATGGATATTGAATGGATTGAAAATATTAGTCAATCATTCAAAGGTTGTTCAATTATTGTTAATGGTGTTATTGTAGCTTATACTTCTAATCCTCTAAAAATATTTAATGATTTGAAACTAGCAAAAAAGAATTTCAAATTACATCCTCATACAGGAATTACATGGAATATTCAACATGAAAATATTACTATTGAATCTGATGGTGGAAGATTTGTTCGTCCTTTATTTCGAGTAGAAAAAGGTTCCCTAATATCAGCACCTAATTCAAAAGAATGGAATGAATGGGTAAAATCGTGTATTGAATTTGTTGATCCATGTGAAACTGAAACTATTCGTGTTGCTATGACTCCATCTGAAATTAGTAAAATTCATACACATTGTGAAATTCATCCTACTATGATTTTAGGTCATATGGCTAGTAGTATTCCGTTTAGTGATCATAATCAATCACCTCGTAATACTTATCAATCTGCTATGGGAAAACAAGCAATGGGTATCTTTGCAAGGGATTATGCTAAAAGATTGGATAAGAATGGTTATATTTTGTGTAGTCCTATGCGTCCATTTGTAGAAACAAGAATGATGAATGTTTTGAAAACTCAAGATATGCCTTCAGGTGATAATATTATGGTAGCTATCGGAATTTATGGTGGTTATAATCAAGAAGATTCAG